TTAATATTTGAAATGTATTTCATTGATTTTAACTGTATTAATATTACCTTCTTTATTTAACCTTCGAGGGATAAAATCTATTTTAATTAAATCGACGGTGCTTGTAATTAATTCCTCTTTGTTTTCTGCAGTCGCCATTTTAAAGCCTTTGATTAATAAATTTTTAACTGACCTAATTTGTTGTTCATTTAATTCTATATTAATTCGAGGGCTTTCTTTTTCTTCAATATCTTTCAATAACTTATCTGTTTCGTCCATTAATACAAAATATTCTTCATCTTTGATATATCCTAATGACCAAGCGCGGGTATAATTTGCGCGTTGCTCTAATATTTTTTCTTTATTATTTTCAATATCATAATCTTTTGGTTTAGGTATATTTACCATGAAGTTATCTGTTCCTTTTTTTAGTAAAGTATTGATGAACTCTCTTTCAATCTCGCTTTCGTTGAATGAAACATCTTTAACTTCTTTGTTTTTATGACATGTTGCACAAGTATAACGTCTAACTTCATAAGATCCTCCATTAGCACGTTTTTGTATCGAGCTAACTAGGTAGAGTTTGTTTTGACATTGCGGACACTCTATAACACCTCTAAATATAGAATTATGTTTTGTTTTAGATTTATGTGTCCTTTTATCAATAATATCAAGCATCTTTGAATGTTCATCTTCGCTTATGATTGGCTCATGCGTGTTCTTTATTAGTAAATCTCCATGTTTGGTATGTCCTCGCAAAATCGGGTTTCTCATCCACCCAAGCACTGTCTTCCTGTTCCATTTTGTTATACCAGGTGGTTTCTTCTTGCTTTCTAACAGCCTAACAACTTCATTAGCGCTCTTACCGCTCAGTAACTTATCCACTATGAAACGAATATATTCGGCGTATTGATTAGGTTTTAATTTTTGATCTACTAAGTCATAACAAAAAGGTTGAACTTTAATATACTTACCACTTCTAACTGCTGCACGAGCTCCTATTAAAGAGCGCTCTCGTATTGTCTCACGCTCCCATTCTGCCATTGCACCAACCATTGTTATAAATAACTTGCCTATAGCAGAAGTTGTGTCAAATAACTCTGTTGCGCTTTTAAAAGCTATATTGTTTTTTTCGAAAACCTCTAACATTTCCAGTAAGTCTCTAACATTACGTGTTAATCTGTCCAATTTGTATACTAGTACTAAATCGAATTCTTCTAATCTATCAAACAACTTTTGTAATGATGGTCTTTTCATTGAACCGCCAGAAACGCCTGGGTCTGAAAATACTTCGTATCGATCCCAGTCGTTAACTTCACAAAATGAAATTAACTTTCTTTTTTGTTCGTGGATAGAATACCCTTCATTTGCCTGTTCAGCGCTTGAAACTCTAGTGTAAATTGCTACTTTCATGTGTTCCCTCCTCAAAATTGGCAAAAAATAATAAGGGTAGGCGAGCTACCCGAAATTTTATTGTTGAACAACTATTGCTTCACTTCTTGCTTTTCCTACTTCTTTTCTAAAACTATCATATGATTGATTAGGGTGTGTTAACGACATTCCTGGACCACCTCCAGCATGTTGGTTTTTGTCCGGATTATTTTCCATTTCTTCAGTGGCTCTTTTAGCATTTAAATATTCTTCGTAACTAGGTTCGTTTGGGTCGCGTGGTTGTGCTTGTTGTCCATTATTGGTAGCTGGAAGATTCTTCTGTACCTGTTGCTTAGATGTGTTATTGGTTTGTTGATGATCATTAACATTTGTGTTGTTATCGTTGTTTACTTGATTATTGTTATCGTTTTGATTAGCATTTTCTTTTTTCGCTTCTGCTTTGTCTTTAGTTTCTTTCTTTTTGTCTTTGTTCTCTTTCTTTGTTTCCGCTTTCTTGCTTTCCTCTTTCTTATCGCCGTCGTTGCTACCACATGCACCTAATACTAACGCGCTAGCTAAAATTAAATATAATAATCTTTTCATGTTTTACACTCCTTTATTTGCTATTTGTTTTAATAAATCTATGACTTCGTTGTTTTGCTCTATGATTTTATTTTCATTTTTAAGATGTTCGTCTAACATCTCTATTAAGACGAAGTTTTGATTTATCATTTCATAAGTAAACATTTGACCAGCGTTATTAGGATTAGAAAACGAACTACTGAAACGCGTTGAAAAGCTATCTATAAATTGACCAACTTTATTTTTTAACAACATATCTTTACCGCTCTCAGACATTGTATTTAGTTCGCGTTTATTTAAAGTTTTTTCGATAATTTTGTATTTCGTTTCCTGATTTCTTTCAATTTCTTCTACTTCAAAAGGGATATTATTATTAAATTTTGCGATAATATCACGTTTTTCAGAAATTGACATACGATCAAATACTTGTTTTTGACCTTTATTTAACTTCCCTCGAATTTTTCCGGCAGTCCAAGACTCTTTAACTGTTAACTTATCATTAGAAGCTTGATTCATCTTTTATACGACTCCTTTTCTCATATTTCTTTATATTTAAAAACTCGCAACGGCTCAAATGTAATTGAATATTCGCCGTAGTGAGTACCAATACCGTATATCTTTTTATATTGTTCTATCGCCTCCAATATGTATTCTTCGCTTAATTGTAGGTATTCGGATAACTCATACAAGTTACGTACGCCATAATTATAAGCTTCTACAATTTCACGTAGCGGTACAGCTGAAGTAAAACCGTGTCTACGTGCATAATTTTCAAATTTCCTATTAATCCATTTTGATTGGTCTAAAATGTTGCCATACGTCAACTTGTGGTGGGCAAGTTCTTCATATAATACTTCTAATTTGTTTCTTTCGGATAGGGAAGGTCTAATAAAAATTTCTCCTTCTTGATACCAACCATCGAATCCTCGAGGTACTCTTTGTGTTTCTTTCACTTCAACTTCACATTTCATAAGCAATTCTTCGTATTTTCCCATGCGCCAAACCCCTTTGGTGTCTTATTTCTTTCTATCTCTAACCCATTGCATAAAGTTTTCGATTTCTTCCCATTCTTCGGGAGTAAATTCATCTTTATTTGCATGACCGGCTATAGTTTCTTGATGAATACTTCTTTCTTCTGTAATTCTCGATTTAGGTACATTAAAGTAATCTGCTAATTGTTGGACTTTTGATATTCTAGGATATTTAAGTTCTTTAAGCCAGTTAGAGATTGTTGATTGACTTACCCCGATTGCTTCAGACAATTCTACTTGAGTAATGTTGTTCTCTTTCATAAGTTGTTCTAAGTTCTCTGATAAAATTTTTCTAGCACTCTTATATTCCATAATTTTCTCCTTTAGTATTACTTAATGTAATACTAATTTACCATAAGTAATATCACTTTTCAATACAAAATATTACTTTTTTGAAATAAATATCACTTTAGGTGTTGACATATTACTTTAAGTGATAGTATAGTTGTAAATGTCAACGGGAGGTGATACGAAATGCCAGAAAATTTTAAAGAGTTCTCTGTAAAGGTCTGGAGAACTAATTCGAATATGACACAACAAGATGTCGCTGATAAATTAGGCGTTACTAAACAATCTGTAATAAGATGGGAAAAAGATGACGCAGAATTAAAAGGCTTACAATTGTATGCTTTAGCCAAATTATTCAACACAGAAGTTGATTATATAAAGGCTAAAAAAATTTAATATTAATATCACTTTAAGTGATAAAGGGGGAAGCTGAAATGCAAGAATTACAAACATTTAATTTTGAAGAATTGCCAGTAAGGACATTAGAGGTTGACGGAGAACCATATTTTATAGGAAAAGATGTTGCTGACATTTTAGGATATGCAAACGGACGAGATGCTTTGTCAAAACATGTTGATGCAGAAGATAAGCTGCC